GATAGCGCCCGTAGTGCTCGCAGGCATGCCGGAGATTCAGCCCGGCCGCGCCACCTATTGCTGGTGCACGCACGGATTTGAGAAGCCGAACGCAAACATAACGGGCGGCCGGTAGGCCGTCCCTGTTGATGGCCGGGTTCGGCCGGAAAGGAATTGATGTACAAGGCGACAAGCGAAGCGGACCAACGCCGCGTTAGCACGCTGCACATAGATGAAATGATGCACGGGGAGCAGCGCCTGACGCCGAAGGAGCAATACGTGAATTTGGGGCTGCGGATGGAGCAGTTACGACGCGAGTTGGAATGCATGCCTGAGGGAGACCATAAGCTCCGCATTCGGAGGCTAATCTCTCGGCTAGCAGTCACGCGGCGCGAATACAAGGAGCGCCTGTTGCCAACGGAGTCTAGGAACAGCATTCAGTGGCATTTCATGACACAGGCGCGCGGAGTGCTGACTCACGCGCAATTTCGCGTGATCTTGGACCTTGCGTGCAACGAGCAGCGGAAAGAGGCTGGCATGAGTGACACGACGCCGAACGTGAAATAGGCCCCTCACTTGTCGGCCGAAAAATTTGTTAAATCTGCTGGAGAGCGTTGGCCACCAACTCACTCCGCCACCTATTGAAATCGACAAAAGCGTCATGACCTGCACACACGAGCGCATTAAAACTTGGATATTGGTCGAAACGCACGAACCGGCTGGCATGTGGTCGTGCGCGCACTGCGGCGAGAAGTTTGTGCCGATTACCGCAGCATTGGCGGAAAAGCATGCTGCGGTGAAGCGGTGCCGGGAGATTGTGCTTGAGCACTCCGCGCACCTTTATGACGGATGCGACGAAGCATGTATTGATATCCGCGAAGCATTCCCGCAGGCGTTTACCGATGGCCTGCCGCCAATACCGAAAGGATGAGCATGGAATGGCAACCGATTGAGACGGCGCCGAAGGATGAAAAGCGCGTGCTTGTGTGGATAGACGACAGACATTTCAAAGGATGTGCCTTTGCGAAGCTGTGGTTTTACTATGATGGAAGGCTTGGCGGTGGTGCGGAAGGTTACAGCGGCGACTGGAATATTACCCACTGGATGCCACTCCCTAACCCGCCGAAAGGATGATGATGCGAGAGGAATTTGAAGCATGGTTTATGAAAACATTCCCGGACGCGGTACGCATTCCTCCCGGCCCTTGGATGGCCTACCAAGCCGGTGCGATCGCCATGCGTGAACAGTGCCAACGCGAAAAGCTGCAAGAGCGTCTTGGCGACCGCGCGAAAGGCCCGGTGAACTTGGACGATTGCGGAGTGCCGCACTTGAGGGAGGAATGATGGGCTTTGCAATTGAGTATGTTGAACCGACGCGCAGTGAATTGGTTGCGCGCATCGCCACGCTTGAGCGCGAACTAGCCGCCGCACAAGCCACGATCGCCAGCGATGCCACGTTCATCAAGCAACTTGGCGACACTTGCAACGCAGCGGAGAAAGAGGCGCTGGCGCTGAGGGAGGATGCCGAGCGGTATCGGTGGCTGCTTACCGATCGATACATCCTTATGGGCATGGCGTTCCAAAGCAATGATGAATTGAACGCCGCGATCGACGCCGCTCGCTTGCCTAGCGCGCCCACTCCACCGCCAGCTTAAGCCGCAATGCTATCTGATCGCCCTCTTGAGCGAGTCCCGAAACGCCTGCATCAAGGCTTCGTAGCGCTCGCTCAAGCTCGGTTCGGTCGAAACAGGCGCGATCAGGACTTCCGGAACTGGCGGGGGCGGCGGGCAGGATATCGCCAATGGGACGGGCGTCGCGCAGGCGCTTAAGGTCATTACCAGCAAGGGTAAGAGCTTTTTGGTAACTGGCATCAGAGGCATCCTTTCGGGCGATTTCTCTAGCAATTCTATCCGCAGCCAATTTCTGCGCCGCGCGGCCCTCTGCTGCGACTTCCGCTTCAAACGCTGCGAACTTGGCTTGCTCATGTCCCGCCCCTTTGAGCCATCCGTGGCCCCATACAGCCACCACAAGCAGCGCCAGGGCTATCCACTTGTACGGGCCGGGTATCAGGGTCAGGAGCGCGTTCACGCCACTCCCATAGCCTGCTTAGCGTGATCCCACGCGAATCCATGGAACCTTTCGTGAGTCATGTAATCAAACATCACATGGCTACCGCAAATCTGACTTGTCAGCAATGTTCCCGTGCATTTTCTCTGCATACTTCTCCGGCGAACATCAAACGCACTAAATTTTGTGGCCGTGCTTGTGCTGCGGTAAGTTTCTCGAAAATCCCACCACTTCTTGAATCTTTGAAGTCTCGTCTTGACATCCGTCGGGTCGTTCATTCTGACGGCTGCATTATCTATACGGGTCAGAACAACGGCACTTACGGACAGTTGGAGTATCGACGCAAAACCTACCTTGCGCATCGCGCTGCGTACATGGTTTACAAAGGAGCGATACCCGAAGGAATGTGTGTTTGTCATTCTTGCGATACCCCCTTATGCATTAACCCGGCACATCTTTGGCTCGGCAGTTACCAAGATAACGTGCGTGATATGCATAACAAAGGTCGCGCACGATTCAATCCATTGAAAAAGTTGACAGACGAAAAATTCCTTGAGTTTCGCAAAGCGATCGATGACGGCGTAAAGCAACGTGTCATTGCCAGCCAATTTGGCGTGTCTCAATCGTATGTGTCGATGGTAAAGAATGCGCATCGTCGGTCAAGCGCCTAACGCGCGCTTTGCTCTGTCCCACGCCAAGCACCTATCTATATAACCTGTAAGTCCACCATTTATTTTTTTGGTGATCTTCTCGAATGATCCGGTATCGGCCAACTCGTTCAGGCCGCGCGATTCCCAGAAGTCGCCCGCCGATCGCGCTGCGTTGATTGGTTCTTCCAGCAACTCAGGATGCTCCACGCAGTCAATCCCGAGTCTTGCCGCTGCTCGCATGTAGTTGGCGCGCCCGGTCACCTGGATAAGCCCGCGCCCCATGAAGCGCTTGCCGTCGCCGGGTTGCGTGTTTCCCAAGTCTACCGATTTCGGCCCCGGCGGTTCATATCTGGATTGCGCTGGCGTCGGCCCCCAAATCTCGCGTATCCACCGAAAGCACCCGGTTTCGTGAGCGATCTGCGCGAGGAATGCCGCTTGCCTGGCCGGGGTTGTGATCGAGAATTCTTCCATCGCAGCGGTGAGCGGTTCGGCCCATCGTTCGGCGTCGTGTACGGTGCATTTGACCGCTTCGTGAAGTTCGTCGGCTGTCATGTCAAATCGCCACTCCCGAGAATAGGCCCGCAATCACCTTGCAAATCGCAATCGCCGCCAGGATGATCAATAGTTTCACTCTCACTCGTCCTCCACACCCGCAGGCACGCAAGGATGAACAGCAGCAGCAGCCCTACCGGGTTTGAGGGCGAGAGAATCAGCGCCGCTACTGCCAGCAGGAATAGCCAGGTACTCACAAGATCAGTGTTGCCGTTATCACCGCCCAAGCCGAGAACGCGAATACGAGACTTGCCCACAGTCGAGGCTTGACCGGAGATAGCAACCAAAATGCATAGTGCATGTAGGCGAATCCGGCCATGTAAAGAATCTTTCCAATCCCGACCAAGTGCGGGTCTGTCGCGATGGTGATGTAGTGCCCGGTGAATCGACCGTAGCCGTACAGGATTTGTTCCCACATCACACCAATCACCACCACTAGCACCGAGCATATCAAGGGCTTTGTGTTGGTCTCCACGTACCGCAAGAGCGGGAAAAACCTCAACACAATCAGCAAGCCCATGATCGTGATGACCGGGTAGAACGCGGAAAGAGCGGCATCAGTCAGCGTCATTTTTCTTTTCTTTCGATGGCGTTGGTCAAATCAAGAATTGCTGTGTCCAGCATGCTGTCTGCCCGCGTCATAGCGCGTTTGCTGCGACGCTGATTGTTCAGCACTTGCGCCTTTTCCTTGCTGCGTTCCAAGTGCGGGAATAGGCCAACCTTGATCGCCCACCAGATGCGCTTAATCATCGCGCCGCCCCTTGATGGATTCTGCGAGGGATTGCAGGGCAAGGGCAAGTTTGGTTTTGGCATCAATGTCTGCATCGTAGCGCTTCAGTATGAACTGGCCCAAGTATCCGGCGATCACCCATCCGATCGCCATCGGGCCGTACACTTTCAGGAGTTCAGCGAATTCCATCTTGCTCGCCTTGCAGCGATGTATTGATCGCAGGGATGGTGCGCTTGAGGTTTGCCGGGTAGTTCGACAGTCCTAGCGCCACTTCACCGATAGCGCCCTTCGAGCGCCATGCCGTAGAACCTGCGTTCTTGACCCCTTCCAGCACGCGCATCGCCCAATTCGTCGCCTGTGGCTGCGAGGTTGATTTCAGCATCGCGCTCAAGGCTTCCGCTGTTTTCGGGTCGTGCAGCGCGGTTTTCATCACATCATCAAACTTGGTTTGACTCAGGCGCGTAAAGACCGGCGCAGCCAGGTTAAAGCCAGCCGTAGCCGCCCCTTGCCGCCCGCCAGTCGTTGCGCGCCATTGGCTCCATACCGTCGCCATCGATACACCTGTAGCGTTCTTGAGCGGGTCTGTCCCGGTTTGCGCAAGCCCCTTGATAGGCGACTGTTCAATCAACATCATGCCTTTAGCGATGTCGGTCAATGCGTCCTTATGTTGCTTTGGCAACAGCCTGCCAACAGTCTCTTTGTTGGTTTCGAGGAAGTCCAGCACGCCTTTGCCGTTGCCCGCGTCCATTGCTTTATCCATCACCAGGCGCGTGAACGTGTCGCGGGTTTCCGGCGTCAGGCGCATCTTGACGTTTTCCATCACATAACGATCTTGAATTGCTTTATTTACAAGATCGTCCGTATAGTTGAAATTGAGTTTGCCCGCCAAAGCATCCATCTTGCGCATTGCGCCTTCTTGCCTCACCGCTTCTTGCGCGAATCGCTTGATGTCATCGACCGCGTTCACGCCGTTTTTCTTGAACGTGTCCAGCGTCCTCTCGTGCGAGCGGATGAACGATGCCGCCTTGCCCGCGTCAAGCATGCCGGTTTCGGCATTGACTGCGGCAGTGCGGAACTTGTCCAGAATTCCTTCTTGCGCCAGTTCGCGGGCCTGCGTGTTGCCGAATAGCTGCTTGAAGTTTTCAGCGCGAGTACCGCCTCCCTGTTGATCAGGCTTGAAGTACGCATCAACGAATTTGTCCGCAATGATGCGAGGTTCGTTGTTCACGCCATCCTTAAACATCAGGCGGTTCGTGCCCTCGCTGAACCTCGGAACGAATTCGGTCTTGTACTTCGTATCGGCCGCTTTCAGCGCATCCTTTGCCGCTTGCGCAATCGGACTGCCTTCAATCGTATCGTCAATCGCGCTTTTCACGCCAACGATGTTGCGCAGTCGCGTAGCCGCCAGCGGGTCTTGCGAGCGCGCGGCAAGCGATGCATCGGCACTCACAGCCTTACGCAAGGTATGCGCTTCTTCCAGCGTCATAGCCTGCACAGTCGGCGCTTTTGGCCCGTTACTCAGCGCATTCATCTCCGCCTGCATCCCGCGAGGGGCCGCATCATCGCCCGCGCCCAAAAACCGTTTGATCGCGTTGAAAGTGTTTGGCGCAGTCTCCGGCTTGATCTGCGACAAAGGCATGCCGAGCGTGTCCTCGATCTTCGCCAAGATCGGTTGCGCAGGAATGGCGGCATCCGGCGCCAGATCGTAGGCTTTGCCATATGCGGCCGCAATGCCAGGCCGTGCTGCCGCCCGTTCCGCTTCGGCTATCTTCGATGCCCGCGAACCAAGCGCAACAAGATCCGGCTTCGGCAATTGTCCGGCAACCTTCTGTGCTGCCGCTATCTGATCGGCAGTTTCACCGCCCACCACCTTGTTAAGCGAATCTCTAACGAGTTCTTCGCCAACACCCTTTACGGGCGCATTTTTCAAGTAGTAATCACGCAATGCCTGCTCAGAGGCTTGCACCCGCGCAACTTCCTCATTCAGCGCGCGAGGCGACGAACGGGCATAGTTCTTCTGCAACTCCAGCGCTGCCGGTGCCTGCGACATCTCCGCCACCGAAGGCTGAAAGCCGGGAATACGCGCCCGCAAGTCCAGCGCTTCATCAATGTTCTGTGCTGCGCTTGGCGTTCCCTGCACCGCCGCCTTCATGCGCGAATTCACGATGCCGCCCGCAGACTTTGCCGCCTGTTCTACCGCTGCCGGATCGCGCGCCCGCTGCTGCATCTGATCCATCACAGTCGGGATGCGAGTCGTTGCGCCCAATATCCCGCCCGATGATGCCGCACCTACACCCGCCCCAAGACCGCCAATAATCTGTCCAAGCGCACGCGGCCCACCAAGCGCTTCCGCAGTATCGCCGCCGCCTTCTGCTCCCAGGCCCGCCGCGCCACCTACAAGCAAGCCCTTGAGTGCCGCAGGGCCAACACCGCCGCCCAATGCTCCACCCACGCCACCGCGCACAGCGCCCCCCATGTAGCGGGTCAGATCGTCAGGCGCTTTCATGCCCTCCTGCACGCCCATTGCCTTCTTGAGCATGTTGCTGAAATAGTTGGCCTGGTTCATGTCCACTTCGGGCATGAATTCGGACGATGGCCGGCCAGTGACCGCGCCCATGACTTCGGGCATGCGACTGATACCGATTGCCGCCTTGCCGAGATTCCACAAGCGCGGGCCAACGTCAGCAACACCGCCGATCGCGTCAGCAAACCCGGCTTTGCCTTCGTTGCCGATGTAACCGCCGCGCGTCGTTACCGGCGCATCAGGCGATGCAACCCCTACCGATTCAGCGATCTTTGCCCAATCCGTTGCCATGTCAATCCTCGTTTGCGCCGAATATCAAGGCAGGGTCGATGCCGTTTTGCTGTGCGCGCCGCGTGAATTCCGCTTTGCGTAACAAGCGCGCATTGTTGAGTTCCGCCATGTGGCCCGCAACGGTCTTCCACATATCCTTGCGCACTTCATCGGACAGGTCTTTACCGGCAAAGAAATTGGACAGGCTTTGACCGATGCGCGTTCCGACCGGCGCGAGCGCGGCAAGTCCCTTCTTGTCCATGTTCGTCAGGTTCTCGCCCTTCTGGCGCGTGACGCCCAAATACAGTTTGGTCAGATTCAAGTCAGCAACGTTGTTCGATACCGCGCCGGGTTTTGACATCGATTCCATGTAAGGTACAAGCGCCTCTGCCGCTGGCGTTATTTCCTTGAAGCGCTTAACCGTCGCATCCTTCTCGAAGTCGTTGAAGTATTGCCGCGCGAGCGTCTTGGCCCCGGCGTCGATACGCAAATCCGCAGCAGGGCGCGGCGCTTCCTGCCCCTGCACCTTCGGTCCCCAAATGAATTTGCCGGGGTTGTTCGGGTCTTGGATTGGCGTAAGCGGCGTTTCACGTTCCGCTCTTGGCGCAAACGGCGCGTTGAATACGGGTTGCCGCGTTGTCGGATCAAATATCGTTCCGCCCGGTGACACATTCATCAACCGGCCTTGATCCTGTTTCGGCGGTGCCAAAATCCCCTTCATCGTTTCACGTGGATCAATCACCGCCTGCAACCCGCGTACCTGCATCGGGTCAACGCGCGAATAGACGCCAGGATTCGTCTGCATGTATTTGACCAACTCCGCTTCGGAGCCAACAAACGGCGTGCGTTGCATACCGTCGCGCTGCGACACGTCAGGCGACAGCAAGCCTTGCAAAGACTCTGCTGCACCCGCTACCCGTTGCTCTGCCGCCGCCTTGCGAATGCGTTGCTGCGTGGTCAGTTGCGCAGTGCGTAGGTCGTTCGTCGCCTTCTCCGTCGCCTGCTGGTGAAACATGTTCGCCACTTGGCCGGGATCGGTCATCAGTCCCATCAGGCCCGCGCGCTTTTGTTCCGGCGATAGATTCGGGTCGGCAAGCATCCCTTGCAGACGTTGCTGCTGCTGCATCTGATGCCCCTGCTTCATCAGCGCGGCAAGCCCCTGCGCCTGCTGCATGCCAGCCATCGCACCGGCATTGTTCGCCGCGCCCTGTTTGTTCCACGCATCCCAAAACGCGCCCATGATGCCCCCTTACGCCAATCCGTATTGCTTGCCGAGCAAGTCAAGATACTGTTTCTGGTAGTTCGGCTGCGGGTCGAAGATGTTGCGCGCGGTCTGCCCGAGACTTCCATACGTGGCCTGATCCGCAGCGCCCGCGTTCAGCCCAGCAGTGGTCGATTGCGTCGCCAGGTTCGACAACCCGCCCGCGTTGCTGTTGCTGTTGAAGTAGTTCTGCCACGCAGGGAGACCAATCGTTTTCCCGGCCCAAGAGATAGCCTCACCCGCCGCGCCGCCTTGACCCCACGGATTGCCGTTTTTCGCACTAAGCGAGCGATTGAATGCATCCATACCTGTACTAAGTGCGCCCGAGTATCCAGGTATGCTGTTCAGGTCGAATCCCGGCGTCATGGCACGGCTTGCGTTGTCCCGGTACTGCTGGCCGGCGCCCCATGTGCGATCAGCAATTTCCTTCGCGTTGTCGGCCGCTTTCGACGATGCCGTGTAGTCCAGCACGCCGCCGAGACCCTTGCCGAGAAGTCCAAGCAGGCTATTGCTGCCCGCAGCACTGCCACCACCGAAAAGCGACTTGAGCGCGGTCGATACACCGGGCGGCAGGTTTGGCACACCGCTCAAAGCCGCCTGCAACTGGTTCTGCCACGATGCGCCCACATCAACGCTGCCATCGGGCAGGGTGCCGTTAGGCAAACCCAAATCACCACCATAGGGATTCGTGCCGCTTCCCCCGGTCAGGTCGTTGAGAAAGTCCCAATCGCCCGCGCCTGCATCCACGGTCGAATTGCCACCGTCGAGCAAATCAAGAAAGTCCCAATCGCCCATTTCACCCCCGCTTGATCCGCCGCCCGTTCCGCTGGCGACCACATCCGACGCGGCGCCGGACGAACCTACACCGCCAATAGCCGCACCCTCTGCCGCGATGCTTGGCAATGCGCCGATGCCAGCCGCACCGCCAATGCCGCCAAGCGCACCGCCCGCCGCTATGTCGGCAAATGACCCTGCGCCGCCCAATACGCCGCCCGCAGACGAACCGAGCGACCCGGAGATACCCAAGCCAGCATTCCCGCCTAGCGTGCTTCCTAGCCCCGCCTCGAAGGTTCCTGCGCCGCTTAATGCTGATTCCAAACCAAGTGATCCAAGTCCCGCGCCACCTGCCGCCCCCGATCCCAATCCAGCGCCAAGCAAGCCGGAGCTACCCTCTGCAGCCAGGGTTGAAGCAAGCGCGCCCTCGCCCAAAGCACCCGCACCAGCGCCCAACCCACTAAACGCACCCGCTAAGCCAAGTCCGGCGCCCGCCGCACCAAGCACGCTCATCAACGTGGCTTGGCTTGCGTCTTCCTCTTGCCCGACACGAATTTCATTTTGCTGCCAATTGTCGCCAATCTGCTTTTGTTGCGCCGCCAACGTATTAGCGTCAATATACTTATCAGGCGTTTTGCCTAACTGCGTAGCAAAATTTTGAATGACTGCTTGCGGCCCCCACCACGCCGAATCGGCTCCGGCATTGTCGATTCCAGATAAATAACCGTTCACTTGGTCTGCCACTTGCTGCGGCGATGTGTCAACCGCCAATGCCGCGAGCCGTCGAATATCGTCAGCGCTCCAATCGTACATAGAATGCACACGGTAGTCGCCGAAAAATCCGCGATCTTCGCCGCGCAATTTCTTGCCTATTTCTTGACCGAACTGCCCATTCACCAATCCAGTAATAGCATCTTCACGGTGCGCGGCAATCCGTTCAGGCGATGCTGAATAGTTAAGCGCCCCGTTCAACGGCCCCGCGCCCTGCAAATAGTCAAGGAACGCCGGATTCGTATAGATGTTGCCATCCGTCCGCGCGTTTAGTGCGTTCTGCACAGCACCGTTGACAATGGCGGCTTCTGAGCTTGTGCTATTGAATCCAGTACCAAATTTGTTTTGGTGCCATCTACTAAAACCGTCCAGTCCTTTTTGAAGTTCAGCGTCGGACAACCCGAATTTCGCGCCCGCTGATTGAATCTGTGAAAAACTTGGTGCGCCCATGGTCAAATCTCGTAGGTAAAGTACAGGTTGAATACGTTCCCACTCGCCGCCTGCGTCGGCAGATACAGCCGGGATGTCGCTACATCAAGGTGGCACAGGCCTACCGCGATATTGGTTGTGTCGTTGGTCATCACACCGAAGCCTGCAAGACCGCCCGCTGTTATCGGCAACGTCAGGTAGTCAGTGCCCGCAACACTCGCAATCGAGGTTGCTGCCGAGAATGTCACTTGCCCCTCAACCGATTTGCCAACGATGCGCAAGCGCCCGGTGTAACTCGTTGCGCCTACTACGGTCAGCGAACCGAATACCGGCGTGAACGATTCCCAACGGTCGATGCCGCGCAAGTCGCGTGCAGCAAAACCGCCATCGTTAACAAATTCATCAACGTTCATGTCGCAGCAACCTCATATTCAACGTCAATGGCTTCAACACTCCATGCGTCGTTTACCGCATCCGTGAACTTCCATGCTCTGCGCTGACCGGACCCTAACCGCGTAAGTCTCGGCCGGATGGTAGACATATCAACATTGCGAGCAGTCGAAAAAGTTACGTAATCGTCATCCGAATAACTGATCGCCGTGTTTCCAGAAACGGCACGCTTGTCCCCAACCATGTCTATTGATTTGTAAAACTTGCGCTTTCGCGTTCCATGATCAATCGACTGTGTTTGAACAACAGCAGTGAGGGCACCGGTCGTATCCGAATATGTTGCGCCTGGTTGCGCTTTAATTATTGTTGTTGATCCCGCTAACGTCGCGTAAGTAATCCCACTGAAACCGGCAACAGCGCTGAGTGACGCATTAGCTATTGCAAAAATCCACCAAACACCAGTCTCAATGCAATATGCAAATGAATCAATTGCAGAATCGTTTGACGTAAGCACCAAATGCTGCATCCCTGAAAATTGGCACACCCCCGCAAACCCATAATTGAAATCGAATCCCGCTGCATTCAAAACTTTATCAATATGCGAGTTTGATACTTTTGAAACTTGCGCCCCCGTTATCTTGTAAACCCCCCTGGTTCCACTATCCACGGCGTTACCAATAAAAAACACATCGTCATTTACGCTCTTGATGGTTTCCGTTTTAGTGGCATAGTTTTTCGTGATTGCTGCCCCTAACCGCACAGATGCTCCCTGCACCCTGCTCAACGGAGATCCTGTGGCGTTACCTGCATTGCGATAAAAATCGATGCTGCCGATTTGAAACGCAACGATGTAATCCTTTGATCGCGCCAACCCAACACCGCCATCTGGATAACTTGACGCGTTTATGAACCCCGTAGAAGTCCACGAGGAAAGAGTATTCAGATCGCTATTCCAGATGTTCGCGTTCTTGTCCATCACAAAAGCATAACCGTCGAGGTGAACCATATTGCCCACTAACCAATTGCTGTAGGCATAGATAGTTCCAGATGACACGGCATTAGAAATGCTAACGGTATACGTCCCCACGCCAGCAACCGCAGTTCCGATTGCGGTAATCTTGGTTCCGTAGGTAACTCCATTCCCCCCGATTACTGTTCCAACAGGAAGATTTATACCGGTAGAACTAACTGTTGTCGTTAATGTGAGACCAGAAATTGCCCCGGTAACAGTGCCAAGATTGATATTCGGGACAAAATCCGCATCGACTATTTCAGTCCAAGTGCCGTATTCACTTGCAAACCAAGCGTGATAAGCGTCATCTGTGGATTTGCGCGCCATCACTACAATGTAGGGCGTACCCGAAATCAACGTCTCCGACAGCACCGCACACGGCCCTGTTGAAACCGACCGAATGTTTGCGATAACGCCGCCGCCAATCGTTATATCAAACACGTCATACACCGATAAATTGTTGCCACTCAAAAAACAAAATGTCGGCACTTGATTGCTTGCCCCCGACCAAACAATCACGCCACTAACGCTGTTTGCTGGCCCAGTAGTCGCGCTACCAAACCCTTGCCGCTTGTGCAATTTTGCAGCCCCGCTACCTGTAACAGCATTTCGCATAATTTGCGGAAAGCAATTCACAAACCGTTGGTCGTAGGCGGAATACGTCGCCGGGTCGTTATCCCGGTTTGTCAGTGATCCGATCAACGGAATGCGTTTAACTGGCACGGGGCCACTCCACGCAATTGACTTCCGTGATTTCCCCGCAGTCAATTACGATCCACTTGCCGCCGATGTTGCCACCGCAGCCAACCAGGATCAGGCACAGCAGAACGATTCGCATCACGGCCCCGTAAAGATGTTCCCGCCACCATGACGCACCCCCGGCATTGCCGGCAGCGACATCGTGAGTTTTGGGATGTTGATTCGCTTGATTGCGGCTTTCGATTCGCGCGCAATCTTGACCACCGAAGGCGCCGGCTCGATGAATCCGCCCGCAACCTCAATAGCAAAGTTGTAGACGATGGCGCGCTCGTATCCAGGCGGCAGCGATACCGTGGTACTAATCAGCGCAAATGTCTGCAATTGCTTCCACGTACTGATGACCAGCGAAAGCCCCGCCTGCGGTTCCGGGTAGAGGTTGATAACCCCATTCGGATATACCGGGTTGTAGTAGAGATAGCAGGGGTACGTGCTGCCGGTCGAAGTCTTCTGCTGAATCGTGCGCCACTCATCGGCATCGACAATATCAACAGGAGAATCCGAGTTGTTGGCGTCACGGATCAGCGCGCCGTCGATCTTGTTCGGCCTGACCGTGTTGAAGTCCGCACCGCTGCCGATGGTGTAGGAACCATCGCCCGCAGTCAGCGAGAAAGTCTCGTCGAGGATCTGATAGACCAGCAGCCGCTCAAGGCTCCATGACTCCATCATCGTGTTGAGCGCGGCGAGGTATGCCGTTTCCTCTGCCGAAGTCAGGGTGCCGCCGAGAGTCTTCTCCCCAATCAGCACCAGACTGCGCAATATCATCGTGCTAGGGGTGGACATGGCTACCTCTCTTTAGGCGGACGGCCTCGGCGTGGTGCGACTACTTCGGTGGATTCTTCGGTTTCCGGCTTGGCGTTGATGTCGATCTTGTACCAACCATTTTTGGCGTGAACATCCGCCTCGTTCTGGCTGTAGACCGGCATCCTTCCGTGCTTGTCATGCTGCAAGTAAATGACCACGCTGCGTCCTTTCGATGCTCTCTGCAAAATTCCCGGTGTACGCTGCATCCTTGGTGTGATGCGTGATCGTCAGGTCGGGCACTACCCACACCTGCCCACCAAGCGCACGCCAGTTCCGGCAGAATGCGTAGTCCTCGCCCCACCATTGATCGTTGTGCGCGCCGTGATTGAACAGGTCAACGTATTTTTCCTTGCCCGTGTGATACACCAGCCACGGATAGGCTTTCTCGAAGCGCTCAACCGCGCCCCGCGTCACCTTCAGAAACCCGGCGCAAACACGGTCAGCCATCACGCAACCGTCCTCGCTGTAGTACAGGTTTTTGTTCTCATCCACCGCGACGGCAACCATGAATTCCACGGTTTCATGCTTGTAGCGATACGTTCCGGCAACCACTTCACCGGGCGTTTCGATCAGCGTCAGCAAGTCCTGCGGTCGCCACGATAGGTCGTAGTCGATGAACACAATCACGTCTGCATGTTCGCGCATCGCCTGCCCAAGCATCTTGGAGCGTGCCTGCGATATGTAGGCGTTACCTAGTTCATGGTAGTACTGAGCAGACTCCCAACCCGCCGCCTTGATCAGCGGCAGGCTGGCAGTAACTGCCTTGATGTTGACATCCATCGGCCCCGCCAGGGACGGGGTACACAAGGCAACCCGTCCCTTGGTCATTATGCCGAGCCTTTCCAGAGGCCCAACGCGGCAAGCGTGTTCATGATTTCCTGCACCGTCGCCAGTTGCGTCGCCCCGAACGCCGTCGAGGTTGCAATGTTGGTCGTGGCCTGAACAGAGGATGCTCGTTGCGAGACCGGCGTTGCGGCAAGAAAACCAATCTTGTCAGAGGTTGCCTTGCCAAACTGCGCGCCATCAGGCGAGTTGTACGAGACTTGCTCAAATTCCGTTGGTTGCGTCATTTCAATTTCCTTCTCAAATGTGATTCCAGATTTTGCGATTGCGAACGTCGTAGATCGTAGTTGGTGCGACGCTGAACTTCTTCGCCATCTCGACACCATTCAACGGGGAAGACCGAATCTCCCTCACCGCTTCCGCAGTAAGTTTTGACATGCCGTGCTTCTCGCCGCGCGACATTCCGGGGTTTGCTCGCCCTTTCGCCCACATATCCTTGAGGTTGTCGGACTGACTTCCCAAAAACATGTGAGCCGGGTTCACACACACCGGGTTGTCGCACTTGTGAAGCACAAACACGCCTTCCGGTATTGGCCCAACCATTAAGCGCCATGCCGCGCGGTGCGCTAGTTCTATGCCCCCCGCTGCATTTCGCCATTGGCCGTGCCACTTCTCGTTTCGTGGGCCGCTCCACTTCCTTGAGCCCGTCCACTCCCAACACTCGCTTGGCTTCCCAGCCTTTACGCGCATCAAGAATCGCTTGCTCTCGGAATAACCGTGGTACTGCACCTGAAGCGGTTTCAGGGGCTTGCCAGCCTTTTGTTGCGCGTAATGCGCCCGGCACAACCCTTTGCATACCGCCACCTTTCCACAACCTACAAATCCGCACTTTACCATTTGAGCACCCCATCTTCATGAAAACACGCATGATTATAGGATGCTTTGTCTACGGGCGCAATGCCTTAATTAAGAGTTTTAGCTCGTAATACGGCACGCCCACTGTGGCCTGATCGCCTGGAAGCCATAAAGTATATCAATTCTCGTAAGGCGTTCGTCGTTGCGGATGTCGTCGTCAGACCATACGCGCAGGCTGATGCCGTCGAAGGTACGAACAGCGCAATCGCCCTTCATCATCGGCAGTGCGCCGGTGGCGAAGGTGAAGGCTTCCTTGTGGTACATCAGGTTTTGCACGTAGCTGGTCGAAGCCGCACCCACGAACACCAGTGCTTTTGTGGTGTAGCTGGCCGGGGTGATATCCGCACCAGTCGAGGTTGCCACGTTCTTGCGCGCCCCGGTGATGTAGATGGTTGGCGAAATCAGCAGGTTGGTCGCGGTCGAACCGGCCAGGATGGTGAACTGCTTCAGGTGCGAGTACGCCGCCTTGGTTTCCGGGTGACAGTCGTACAGGTCGGCAATGGTGAACACCATGCCCGCAGTCGGCGTTGCAAAGCCGGTCACGGTAATGGCTTCGTCGCCTTGAACGATGGTGTAGGTATCCAGCGTCACCGAAGTCACGTCGGAACCGTTGGTCATCGACCAAACACGCTCGTTCTCGTAGAAGTCAGCCATGCCGGTGCGACCGATCATGCCTTCGCGGTACTGTTCCTTGATCTGCGCGGAGTCTTGGAAAAGACCCTTGAGACCGTTGACCAGCCCGCCCATCGTGACCGAATCCATCTGCACGAAGCGATTGCCGTCTTTCGGGGCAAGACCTTGGTTCAGTTTGGCGCGAGCCGCACCGATCGCCACCAGATCAGTCGGCGGCGAACCAGCAGTGCCGGCGACATTGGCGACCAGTTTCGAGCAGCCTTGCAGGACATCGGATTCGATGCCGGACACGAGGGTTGCCATTGCCGGGGCCAAGTGCTGCTTGCTGAAGTTGGTCAGGTCGAGCGCCAGTTCACGCGAGTTGAAGCGCATGTCCACGCCGTCCTGGGTTGCAGCAACGAGGTTGACCTTCTGTTCTTCGGCGTCCTGCACGTCCATGACGCGGGAGCCTTGGCGCCGGGTGTATTGGGCCGGCAGGCGGATGCGGAGAGTATCCCCGATCTTGTTGCCCGATTGACCGAAAGACGAGTCGAACTGTCGATCGATCGTTCCGAGAAATGACGCTTTCTCATGCGCCAGACGAAGACACTCGTTCGTGATTTCGTCAATGGTGAGGATCGAATTTGCCACTGCGCTACCCCTTTAAGGATCAGCGCCCAAGCTCCTTGTTTCTTGCCTTCGCCCATGCTTCATAGTTTTTGGGATCGGGCTTACCGCCACTCCCGGAACCAGTCCCGGTCAGTGGCGTAATTGGAGCAGGCGCCTTTGAAGTCGGAGATGGCGCAACGGGTTCAGCAGCAAGTTTTGCTTCAAGACGCCCAATTGCTCGAATCTGTGCAATCGGACTGAGCGCGGCTATCTTCTGTGCTTCAGCCGGGTTTTTCCCCAGGTAGTAAGCGATTTCGGCGCCGTTGTCGGCTTCCATGATCGCTGCCAATCCTGGCGAAGTTGGTTTCAAGTCACCGACAACCTCATCAAAATCTTCATGAGGGGATGCCGATGCCTTTTCTTCCCAACCCGCAATCAACGCTTGGCGTTGTTGCGCTGCCGTCTGCTGCTGATGCCGCGCTCCAATTTCTTGAAACGCTACTTTTTTCTCGTGCTCTGCATAAGCCTTGGCGTATGACTCGATATCTGCGAAGTCTTCGAGCTTCGGCTGCCCTGGCGATGTTTGCGGGGCGGTCTGCCGTGCCTCGATTTCCTGCAATCTGCGCGTCGCTTCTTCGAGTCGCGCCTCGGCCTGAAACCTGTTGCGTCGTTCGTTATCCAGCTTTCTTTGAAAGCGATTTTTGCCTTCGCCGGGTGCCGGTTCCGTCTTCGCAGGTGCCTGATCTGCGGGGTTTTGAGCGGGTTCGCCGCTCTCGGCTGGGGCTACAACTGCCGTTGCGTCCGGTGCTGCTACAGGCGCAATTTCGGGTGCAGCAACTACTGCTGATTCTTCTGACATGCGCGTTTCCTATGTCACCGCTTGAGCCGCAAGCGTAACGGATAGGTTAGTTTGCGCTCACTTTCAGTGTTTTGTCAAGTAGGCCAACGCTTCCCGTAATGCTTCGATGGTTGCGCGGGTGTCCAATTCCTCGATAAATCGGATTGCTTCGGCAGCATTTAAATTGTGCGCTGCAATATATCCCTGCTGCTTGGCGATTTCCGCGACGATCATGGCTTCGCGCTTGTCGGCCAAATCTTCGAGGTATTTGGTCTCGAATTTCAGGCCACGCAGCCGCATCGCCTGCTGCAACTCGCGCTTTTGCTTCTGCGCATCGGCTTCCAGCGTTTCAACCTGGCGCTCGGCTACCTGCTCAAGAATTTCCTCGATTGCCTCGGGATACTTTTTCTTGCGTCGGCGTTCGCCAAGGGTGCCGTAGTCCGCGAACCCGCCTGATGGCGTATCGGTTGCCACGGGCGGGACTTCGGCATCGCCCCAAGTGCCATCGGCCCAAATGTCATCAGTCCACGTCCCAGCTCCCCATACGGAACCGATTGCTGCCATTACACAGGTCTCCAGCTATTTCCGGCAGTGCCATCCCCTTGCAATAGAACGTCATTGACCGATTGCACGTTCACATCCGCTTGCCCGGCCACGGTGAAGGTCAGGCTATCTGTCTTGGCTTTGATCGCAGCAACATCGGATGCCGTCAGGCCAGTGACGCTACCGACCGCGCCCGTTACGCTGGCGACGCTGCCAACCACATTCCCGCCCACATTTCCAGTCACCGAACCAACCGCGCCGGTTACACTGCCGACTGCGCCAACCACGCTACCAACCGAGCCAGTGACATTGCCGCCCACGTTGCCGGTCACTGAGCCTACCGCGCCTGTCACCGACCCGACAGCGCCGGTAACGCTGGCGATGGTCACATCCGCCGCAACCTTCGCATCCGTGATCGCATCCGCCGCAATGCTCGCCGCCGTGATGACGCCCGCCCCGATAGCCGACACCGCAATTCCTGCCGCCGCCGTGATGTTGGTCGCTGTCGCAAGCGCAACCGTCCCGAACATCGAATCGTAAACTGCTTCATCCAGAACGACGTAGGTGCCGAACACCACCAATGCGCCTGCCACCTTGACCGAGAATGACAGTTCGCCAATCGATGCCGTATCGGTCG